CTAATCCCCCATGATTGGCACACCCAACCGGATTCGAACCGGTGTCGCCGCCGTGAAAGGGCAGTGTCCTAGGCCTCTAGACGATGGGTGCTTATTTTGGCGTCCCTCCAGGGAGTCGAACCCCGGCCCTCAGTTTTGGAGACTGATGTGCTACCGTAACACTTGAGAGACATTTTTTGGTTTATATACTAAGAATTTTATTTCTTCTTTTGTAAATTGCGGCATTAGAAATGCCCAACATCCTTTCAAGATCACTAATCTTATGTTTAGACATTAAATCTAATAAGTCTATATTATCCCAATCAACCTTTCTTTTATTAGTTTGAGCACATTTAGCACTACAAAACTTTTGTAATTCTGGCTTAAGAGTTTGACAAACAGGACAATGATCATAATCAGCTGTTTTTCTATAATCAGCAAATTCTTCATTAAATCTAAAATATTGTGAAGGCAAATCTCTCACACCGTCGTGTATCTCACTGTGACAGTTATGACAGACCAATATACATTTTCTTAGTTCTTCAACAATCTTTTTCCAAGATTTAGGATTAGCTCGTGTATCGGCAAAGCCTAAATCTTTCTCATTTGGATTAATATGATGAAAAGCCAGTGCTCTATTGGTTTTGTTATATCCGCAGCACTGACATTTTCCTCCCATTGATTCTACCATTCTATCTTTAGTGATGGCTCTCCATTTTTTAACACGCTCACTTGATAAGCTCATACTTCTAACCTCCTATAGTTATATTTATAAGTTTTAGGTTAGAAGTATGAATATTGGCTCCGCGTCTGAGAATCGAACTCAGCTAACCATTGATTAACAGTCAAGTCCCTGCACCGTGCTTGGATTCCGCGGAATTGTTTGGTGGAGAGTGTGGGATTCGAACCCACGAAGCAGTTTTTGACCACTTGCCTTCTTAGCAGGAAGGTACCTTCGGCCTCTCGGTCAACTCTCCGTA